CAGATACAGACGGGTATGCACACAAATCGGCACCGCACATATCAGCAAGCCAGGTCAATACTGACTTACTGGATGAACTGCCGGTTTTCACCTTTTTAGCCCATCGTAGTGCATCGATACTCATACGAACCCCAGACAGATATTTGTTTATCTGCAAAGTAATATTGATACTGCTGACGATACGCATGCTTGAAAGCAATAGCTTTTTCTATAAGCTCGTCAGTCTCACGTTCCACAACAGATGGATCCGCAAAAAGCAGCCCGGACTCCACCACATCGCCATATTCTTTGTTTAATCCGGCGATCATGTACGTAATGCTTTTTCCATCACTGATCTCACGATACAACCTGAAATCACTAATTCGGATAGCCTCCATAATTGCCGGAATCAGCGCCGTGAATTTTTTCCGCTTATCCCTGGTGTCGATAGCTTTCCAGCGTTCGAATATCTTCACCCGGTTAACGCCCAGTGCCCGTTGATCAACCTCGCCATCATTAAACGTGATGCGTTGAACATCGATGTTCGGGCGTTCTTTCAGAGCCCAGAATGCTTCCGTGATTAATATCGTCGCCTGCTCCTGTGTCATTCCTGGTCGACATACCCAGGCATCCAGAGCCTCACAAACCTGTTCAGGGGTGATTTTCATTGTTCAACCGCCCCGCCCGCTTTGCCTTACGATATTCGTCATAAACTTTGGGGTCGTACTGAAGTTCCCCGCCGGATGCCTCTTGCAGGCGCATCGCGCGACCTTCAGGAACCAGTTCCCCCCATTGAGAAACAGCAGATGGATCAACACCAGCAGCTTTCGCTACTTTGGCTTTCGTCCCATAAAAATTAATTACGTCTGATTTAAACATCACCCCTCCAAAGTTGAGTTTTCTCAATAGTAATCACTCAAGGAATCTCAAGTCAAGGGTGATTAAGATATCTAAATATGAACGAGAAAACTTTAGGTCAACGAATTAGAGAAAGACGCAAACAGGTTGGTTTAAGTCAAAACGATTTAAGCAAAGCCGCTGGCGTATCTGGCTCATCAATTTCACTATGGGAAAGCGACCATACAGCCCCGCGCGGGCAAAATTTGCATCGCCTGGCTGAGGTATTGCAATGTTCACCAACTTGGATACTGTTTGGTGACGAGGATAAAACACCAGATCCACCAGTTGCACTCAACAGCGCCTTAGACTTATCGGAAGATGAGTTGGAGATGTTGCGATTGTATCGCGCACTTCCAAAATCAGAGCAGCAAGCACAAATCAGCGAACTCCGTGCCCGCGTTGAGAATTTTAATCGCCTATTCACCGAGCTACTAGAAGCTCGCAAACGTAACAAACATCAGTAACCCCCTTCACAAATTTTAAAGCCTTACATTTCAATGTATTGGCTTTATTTTGCATTAAATATTGAGCTTTCTCATTAAAAATACTTGACCAACATTCATGAGAAAACTAAATTACCACCCATCAAGACACCGCACGGTGTTCTCAGCAAACAGTTCCGCTACCCGGCGTTAAGGGGAAATGAGGTCAGCATGGATACTATCGATCTTGGCAACAGCGAATCTCTGGTATGTGGCGTGTTCCCCAACCAGGACGGCACGTTCACCGCGATGACGTATACCAAAAGCAAAACGTTTAAAACCGAAAATGGTGCCCGTCGCTGGCTGGAAAGAAACTCAGGTGAGTGATATGGATTTCGACACAATCATGGAAAAGGCTTATGAAGAATACTTCGAAGGTCTTGCCGACGGCGAAGAAGCTCTCAGCTTCAACGAATTTAAACAGGCGCTTTCCAGCTCGGCAAAATCTAACGGCTGATAAGCGAAACAGCACCGCGAGGAATCAGTATGCAGAAACGAGAACCCGTCATCATCGCACCAGACTATACCGATGATGAACTTTATGAGTGGATGCGCCAGAAAATTAATGCAGCGCAGGATCTGAAATGGGCCAATGAAGCCAGGGCTAAGCAGGCTGAAAAACTGTCCGCTCTGGAGCAGGATATCACCAATCTGGAAAAAGCAGCGGCATTAAGCATTGCCAGAATGATTACATACCCGCGTTAATAGCTAACCAACGAAGCTAAGGTTGGTAATTAAGTAGTTCTCCACGGGTGAGGTGGAGTGCGTGCGCCGGACGCGGGTGAGCATCCGGCACTGACAGTTTACTGAAAGGATATTTCCCTGAAAAGTCAGACCATAACGCGAAAGCGCACGGCGAGGTAGCTGGTTCATAGATAGCCTGTCGTTAAATTTTCGTCGACCGTGCGCTTCCGGTTGTGGCAACCCGCGAAATGGTGCGGCGGTAAGTATGGCGGGGTTATTTCTTCCCCGTTGAGGACACCGGGTTGTCAGGTTGACCATACGCTTAAGTGACAACCCCGCTGCAACGCCTTCTGTTATCAATTTTCTGGTGACGTTTGGCGGTATCAGTTTTACTCCGTGACTGCTCTGCCGCCCTTTTTAAAGTGAATTTTGTGATGTGGTGAATGCGGCTGAGCGCACGCGGAACAGTTAAAGCTAAAAACAGCGTTATGGGTGATTCTGTATTCCGGCGTTAATTGTTAACTGGTTAACGTCACCTGGAGGCACCAGGCACCACATCACAAAATTCATTGTTGAGGACGCGATAATGGAAACGTCACTACCAAACGTTAATACGTCTGAAGGGTGTTTTAATATTGGTATTCTGCTCAGTAACCGGGAGTTTACTGAAGACGCCATCAGGATGAGAAAATATGAGCCTTATCTTCTCAATGATAATTCCATACTCTCCAGAATTGCCCTTCTTGAACTTGGCATTTTCGGAGGGCAGCAGTGAGTTCAGCGTTTGCACTGATGATGACGGTTTTTCTTATAACAGGTGAGCCACAGAATGTGATTACCGGAATTTATGCCAGTAAAGAATCCTGCCATCAGGCAAGAGACGAGCAAAAAATTTCCGGTGAATGTCTCCCGTTAAACAAAGTATCGCTGTACCTGAATAACGAAATACCGGCTGGATAACCCGCCAGCCGTATTAACGCCATACCCGTTGATTAAGCATGCCAGCAATGGCAGGGATTCGTACAACCTTAAAATAGTTATGAGGTTTATCAATGAGCACTGATAAAGAAGAAATTGCACTGTATTACGAAGCCAAAAATGACAAAGTCAGAAAACGCCTTGGGATTAAAGGCGGTTTTTACTGGCGCACAGCAAAAAAATTATCGGTTGCAATATCACGGGGTGTTGTCGCAATGGACGATGCTGGATTTGACGAAGAGGATTTCAAAAAACCTGTTCGCGTGAATTTGCCCATTGTTAATGACCTGCCGCCTGAAGGTGTGTTCGATACTGAATTCTGCAACCGCTATGAAAAAGGCGGGGAAGATGGCATCACAATGATATTTATAGCGCCTTCCCCCTCAGTTCAGGACAAACCAGCCAGCTCTGACAATACCAACGTCAATGGCGAAGACATGGCTGAGATTGAGGATAATATGCTCCTGCCGATTTCCGGTCAGGAACTGCCCATTCGCTGGCTTGCGCAACATGGCAGCGAAAAACCGGTAACGCACGTTTCACGGGAAGAACTTCAGGCATTACATATCGCACGAGCTGAAGAACTGCCTGCTGTTACTGCCCTGGCTATTTCCCACAACACAAAGCTGCTCGACCCGCTGGAGATTCGCGACCTTCACAAACTGGTACGCGACACAGACAAAGTTTTCCCTAATCCCGTTAATTCCAGTCTGGGGTTAATGACTGCTTTTTTCGAAGCATACCTGGACGCTGACTATACCGATCGAGGTCTGCTGACAAAAGAGTGGATGAAAGGAAATCGTGTTTTACGCATCAGCCGCACGCCATCCGGCGCTAATGCTGGCGGAGGAATTCTTACCGATCGCGGTGAAGGTTTTGTCCACGATGATGCGTCAGTAGAACGTGACGTTGCCGCTGGCGTTCTGGCCCGTTCAATGGACATCGATATTTACAATCCACATCCGGCACACGCCAAACGCATTGAAGAAATCGTTTCAGAGAATAAGCCGCCCTTTTCTGTTTTTCGTGACAAATTCATCGCCATGCCTGGTCACCTGGATTATTCCCGCGCGATAGTGGTTGCGTCCGTGAAAGAAGCACCAATTGGTATCGAGGCTACTCCCCACCGTGTTACCGAATATCTGAACAAAGTACTGACCGAAACCGACCATGCCAACCCTGATCCAGAAATCGTGGATATTGCCTGCGGTCGCTCCTCTGCTCCAATGCCGCAGCGTGTAACAAAAGAAGGAAAACAGGATGATGAAGAAAAACCGCAGCCATCTGGCGCAATGGCAGATGAACAGGCAACGACTGAAGCAGTGGAACCGGATACAACTGAACATAATCAGGACACGCAGTCGATGGATGCTCAGCCACAGATAAATTCTGTTGATGCGAAATATCAGAAACTGCGGGCAGAACTCCATGAAGCCCGGAAAAACATTCCGCCCCAAAATCCTGTCGATGCAGACAAATTACTGGCTGCCTCTCGCGGAGAATTTGTTGAAGGGATTAGCGACCCGAATGATCCGAAATGGATTAAGGGGATCCAGACCCGCGATTCTGTGTACCAGAATCAGCCAGAAACGGAACAGAACGACCAGAAAGCGGAACAGAACAGCCCAAATACGCAACAAAACGAGCCAGAAACGAAACAACCTGAACCAGTAGTGCAACAGGAACCGGAAAAGATCTGCACCGCCTGCGGTCAGAGGAGTGGCGGCAACTGCCCTGATTGTGGCGCGGTGATGGGCGACGCAACATACCAGGAAACATTCGATGACAAGAACCTGGTTGAAGTTCAGGAAGACGATTCGGAGAAAATGGAAGGCGCTGAACATCCACACAAGGAGAATGCTGGCAGCACTCAGGACCACGCCAGCGATAGTGAAACTGGCGAGACGGCAGATCCCTTAATTACGGTGAACGGTCATCGCATTATCACATCCACCAGCAGGACGTGTGACCATCTAATGATCGACCTTGAAACCATGGGAAAAAATCCTGATGCCCCGATTATCTCAATAGGTGCAATATTTTTCGATCCGCAAACCGGAGATATGGGACCGGAATTTAGTAAGACTATCGATCTGGAAACTGCTGGCGGAGTCATTGATCGGGACACCATTAAATGGTGGCTTAAGCAATCACGCGAAGCGCAATCTGCCATTATGACCGATGAAATCCCGTTAGATGATGCACTGTTACAATTGCGGGAATTTATCGACGAAAACTCCGGTGAATTTTTTGTTCAGGTCTGGGGAAATGGAGCCAACTTCGACAACACGATTTTGCGCCGTTCATACGAACGGCAGGGGATCCCCTGCCCGT